CTCCACAGGAGAGGAGGGGGAGGAGTAGGATTAGGAATAACCCATAACTCTTCATCTGTACTTCATGATTTTACCCCAGTAATTGAGGATTGTTGCTTAGATAAATCATTAGTATCTGTAGCGTGTTTACGCTGGTGTATAGGGCGATGCTGCAAAGGGCGGCGAGTCTTGCTAGGAGGTGGTCCCTACCAACCCACAGTACCCAGCAGCACGCAGACGTAATTGCTATTTTAAGTAGGGCGAAGCCGGTGATTCCCCCGAGTTCATACGCCGCGTGCATAATCGGGTTGCCTTCCTCGATTTCTCCCCCACCAATCCATAAAGCGGTGAGCCCTAAGTCGAGCATTCCGAGGGACCAAACTATAGCGAGAGCGACGATGTGGGTCGTGTTCTGGTGCGGATCAGACGACTTTGGTTTCTCTGGCGGTGTTTTCTTTTTGAGGGTGTACCTGTACTCAACCTCCCGACGAATCCGGTAGCGTTGCATAGGTGCCCTAGCGTGTACCACGCTAGGCAAATAAGCGTTGTCATCCATGACAAATCTTGCCCAAATGTGTTTCCCTGACGGGTACTTTAGAGCTTCGGGTAAAATACCCGTGCGAGTCAAATCTCAATGACTGTATATAGTTGTGCCTGTATTCTCATATTCGTAAAAAACTAATAACTTGTTGGCACTTGACTTCCCCCTACCTGTAGAGATAATCCTTGAATCAGTCATCCTTTGGACATTCTTGTGGTGTGAATAGTCTGTATGCGTAATCGGCCTAGTCAGGGTAAGCTGACGGAACTCATTAATACTCGTAAACGCTTCGACAAATTCATGGCGGATTTGTGGGAGCACAAGGTTGTAGCCTGTGACACAGAGACGACTGGGCTAGAATTTTTCAGGCATGAGCTATTAGGCTTCTCGTTCTCAATTTCTAGCACTAGGAACGTATATATTCCTATTTTGCATAATACCGGCGAGAAGGTTCTCAACGCGGAGTATGTATTGGGGAGGTTGCGGGAGTGGTTTGCCCAGGATGACATAACAACCGTATGGCATAATGCGAAGTTCGACCTGTTGTTTTTGCGGGCTGCGGGGATTGATGTGGGGGGCACGCTTCATGACACCATGCTGCTGCACTTCATGCTTGATGAGAATGGCAGTCATAAGTTAGAGACTTTAGCTATTCGGCATCTGCCGGAAGCAGATGGGTGGAAGGACGTTATTCCCCATCAGTTGAAGCTGACGGCCCGCCAGAGGAAGGTCAAAATGGCCGACCTCAATTATGGTCATATACCGTTGGATATATTGGGTGAATATGCCGCTCTTGATGCGCGGTTTACTTACCTATTGTACTCCCGGTTTATTGACCAATTAGAGAGCCATCCCCACTTCTCTGGGCTTTACACATTAGAGATGGATTTGTTGCGGGTTCTTTTTGAGAAAGAGTACCGGGGGGTGTATATAGACGAGCCGTATTTGCATGATCTGTCAGGTACGCTACGAGAGCGTATTGATGAGGTCGAAGATGAGTTCCAGCAGATTGCTGGGCGTCTTGTGAATATGAACTCCCCCAAACAACTAATCGAATTATTCGATGATCATGATATTCCTGTTCTAAAGCGGACTGCCAAGGGGGCACCTTGTTTAGACCGGGGCACTCTTCTTCGTCTTGCTGATGTCCATAAGGCTCCTTTAGCCAAGCTCCTGTTGGAACATCGAAAGGCCCGTAAGATCCTTTCAACATATTCCGAGGCGATACCTCTCAAGTTGGATACGGAGAAGCGGTTACACACCACATACCGGCAGGCGTCCGCTAGATCATCTCGGTTATCGTCGGCTAACCCTAACTTACAGAATATTCCTAGAGGACCAGAGATTCGTAGAGCATTCGTTCCGCCGAGTGATGAGTACGTCATCGTCTGCATAGACTTTTCGCAGATCGAGTTACGCCTCACGGCACACATGTCACAAGACCCAAAGATGCTTAAAAATTATGGGGCGGGGGGTGACATTCACATGATGACTGCAATGGGCTTGACTGGTAAGCCTGCGTCGAAGGTCACGAAAGAGGAGCGTACAAATGGGAAGGTGACGAACTTCTCTGTGTTGTATGGGGCGGGTCCACGGACGTTGGTTGAGACTGCGTTTACGGGATATGGGGTTAAGTGGACTGAGAAGCAGGCCAAGGGCTATATCGACCAGTTCTATAAGCATTACCGTGGTGTTCGTCGGTGGAAAACTGATCTAGAGCGGAAGATTCGGATGCAGGGCTATGTGGATGACTATTTCGGTCGGAGGCGGCGGGCACCAGATATTAAGGATGTTTCTATTGAGAAGTGGAAGCGGGAGAGTAGGGTGCGTTCATTAGTGAACTTCACTATCCAGAGCCCTGCCGCGACGATGTTGAAGCGGTCAATTGTGCGGGTGGATAATCTGCTCAAGGAGGAAAACGCCAAGACGAAGATGTTCCTGAATGTGCATGATGAGATTGCGTTCTATCTGCACCAAGACGAGTTTTATCTTCTCCCCGAGATTGTCCATGAAATGCAGGATTGGGATTTTGATATTCCCATTCTTGTTGACGTGGACTGGTCTGAGAAGTCTTGGGGGGACAAGCGTGGACTGGCTGATTAGGAGGAAACATGAATAAGCCAGAAGTGATTGAGGCACTGTCGGATGCGACGGATTACAGTAAAACTTTATGTAAGGAGATGTACGAGGCTCTTGAGTCGGTATTGCGGGTTGAGTTGATCGACACCGGAGCCACGAAGCTATTTAATCTAGGCACATTGTCGGTTAAGACGCTTGGTAAACGTCGAGGGAGAAACCCCCGTACTGGTGAAGAGATCACAGTTGGGCCGACTAATGTGGTTCGATTCAAAGCAAGTGTGGGTATTCGTAAGGACATTCAGCCTAAGAAGAAGCGTCGTGGGCGACCACCCAAGAAGGCGTCAAAACGTGTGGGGTAAAGTATGCGTATCGAAATCGACGGGCAGACCTATGATTTGGTCCCTGACCAAGACACTAAGATTGATGGGGGGGACTTAGACTCTGAGTTTATCGGGCTCCCTGCGTTGCTACACCAGTACGGGTTTCTGGCGGCTCACGCTCGCGCAGAGGTTGATGGGCAAAAGTACGCTATGGAGCGGCTGTATGCCATCGTTGATGCGGAATCTCGGCAGGAGGCTGAGAGGATGAACGTCAGGATGACAGAGAAGAAGCTAGAGAACACGGTCATTACTGATCAGCGGTATCAGCAGGCGAAACTTGCGTACATTGAGGCACGCAAGAAGGCAGGACTTTTGGGTGCGGTGCTCGATGCACTCAATGCCAAGAAGGACTGTCTCATCTCACTTGGGGCGAATTATCGCTCATCTGGGGGGACCGGACCAAGGATACTTAATCCTGTTGACACTCAGCAATTTGAGCAGGATACTGTCGGTCTTCAACGTGAAAAAGCAAAACAAGTAGTTGCTGAATCACAAAAGAAGCGTACCAAACGGAAGCCAGTTAGAAGGAGCATTAAACATGGCTAAGAAGCAACCTAAGAAGCGTACTCGTCGATCCGTAAATCTTTCTGTTATGGAGGACAAGCGTAAGGCTCAGAAAGCCCGATCTACTCGGACAGATTTCTGGAAGCCCGAGAACGGGGTTAACAAGATCCGTATCTTGCCACCTTGGGCAGATGGGGGTGTTAATGAGGGGATGTTCTACCGGGAGTTATACATCCACTGGAATATTCCTCCTGGGGCTGAGAACCAATCATTCGCGGTGTGTACTCGGAAAACCGAGGGTGCTGACGGTAAGTGTTACCTCTGCGATGAGGTAGACCGCTTGTACTCTGGTGGGTCGCCAGAGGACATTCAGATCGCCAAGGAAATCCGCTCACGACAGCGATTCTTCTCAAACGTCATTGATATGAATGACACGGAAGATGATATGGGCAATCCCAAGATCCAAATCTTCGCGTATGGTCCGAAGATTTTCGAGGGGATGCTCGCGTACTTCTGTGACTCAGAGTACGGGGATCTTACTGACCCAGATGATGGGTTCGTCGTCATCATTGAGCGCGAGGGCAAGGGTCGGGATACGACGTATCAGGTCCGCTGCTCTCGTAATCCTTCCTCCTGGGAGGATCAGGGGTGGGACGAGGACTTCATCTTTGATGGTCTGAAAGACCTCGATGCTCTTGATGAGGTTAGCGATTACTACGCACTCAAATCGTATTCATCCCAGAAGTCGTTGTACATCGGGTATGAAGAGGAAGAGGTGCAGCAGTTAGAAGCTGACGATGAAGAGGAAGAGGAAGACTTCGATGATGATGAGGACTTCGAGGAAGATGAAGAGGACGATGATTCTTCTGCAATCGAGGCACGTCTGAAAGCCGCTGTAAAGGGCGGTTCAAAGCGTCGAGGACGACGCACTTAGTAGTCGCACAGTTAGGTTTTTGAGGCGGGGGGCACCCTTCGGGGTGCCCTCTCCAGCACTCTTGTGGGGTTTTGATGCCGAGAAAGAAGATCGCAGCACCTACCGTAGACCCGCTCATGGACCTTATCGTGGGGGATATTCAAAATAAGTTTGGGACCGCTTCTGCTGGGGTTCTTTCGGCAGAGACGATTCTATGTAAGGTGGATACTTGGGCATCCACGGGATCATTCCTAATTGATAGCCTCATTCGTGCTGGTAATGATTCTACACGTCCGGTGATTCCGTTTGGCAGACTTACCGAGATTGCTGGTTTGGAGGCGTCGGGTAAGACCACACTCTGTGCTCAGATCATGGCTGATGTGCAGGCTCAAGGGGGAATCTGTTGTTTAGCTGACACTGAGGAAGCGTTGGACCTGAAATACGTCGCATCTCTTGGAGTCGATCTTGAGAAGGTTATTTGGGTTCGCCCAGACCATATGGAGGATCTGTTCGATAAGTTTGAGCATTTGATTCAGGTCATACGCAAGCACGCACCGGATAAGATGATCGCGGTTTTGTGGGACTCGGTGGGGGCTACGTCAACGCAGGCAGAAGTTGAGGGGAGTGCCGGGGACGCGCACATGATGTTAGCTCCCAGAGTCATAAGTAAGAATCTCAAGCGGCTAGTTGCGCCCATTGCTCGTACCAAGACTGCTCTGATCGTTACCAATCACTTGTACACGAAACCTAATGTCAAGTTTGGGGACAAGTGGGAAACGTATGGCGGGCAGAAGATGAAGTATCTTGCCACGCTTCGTTTGCGGCTCACGAAGGTTGGGCAGATATCTATGACGGTGAACGGCATTAAGCGGGTCATCGGGCAGGACATCAGAATTAAGACGGTTAAGAATAAGATGGCGGCTGGCCTCCAAACTACGGATGCTCACCTGTTGCATGGGGCTGGGTTCGCTAATGACTACTCAATATTTCATCATATGGCTGCGCTCGACGCTGTAAAGAAGAGCGGTCGTAGTCAGGTATGGACGACACCAAAAGGTGAGGAAGTCAAATACATGGGGTGGCGCGGGTTTCAGAGCCACGTTAAATCGCACTCAGAATATGGGTCGTTGCAGGACGCAATTATACAAATCTTGTGGGAGTAATGAGCGTAGTAATTTATTCAGATATCCATGTCCACCCGCATAAGGCTGGCTCTCGTCAATTAGATTCAGGAATATCTAGTAGGTTGCAAGACTGCATTGACGTATTAGATCAGGTATACGCCTACGCGCATGAGAACGACATTACCAAGGTGCTATTTGCTGGTGACCTGTTCCACACTCGGCGGGCAGTAGACACGTCAGCGTTCAACGCGGTGTATGCTCGGATGGCACATTGGGCAGACCAGGGCATATTGACCATAGCTATTCCTGGTAACCATGACTGCTATGACCGGAGAGGGGGTGGGATACACTCTCTGGAGCCGCTGTGTGACATCATCCAGGTGATCGACTCTCCTCAGTGGGTGCGACTGTCTAAGGACACTTATGCGGTCTGTATGCCGTATGTGCATGAGCGGGCGGCATTTGTTGAGGCGTTGAATACTGCGATTGATGCTAGACCTAAGCGGGCCAAGCGGGCGGTTGGTATGTTCCATCAGGCAATTCATGGTGGGGTGCTTAACGCCGGTAAGGTTGCCCACCACTATGATGGGCCGATTCAGGTTTCTGACCTCCGACCAGATGTGCTCGACCGAGTGTTCTTGGGCGATTTCCACATCCCCCAATGCTTACTTGAAGATCAGGTATATTACGTCGGTGCTACGTTGCAGCATGGTTGGCGTGACGTGGGTAATCCGTGTGGTTTTGTTGTGCTTGATTTAGACGATCTGTCGATGGATCGGGTGCTAACGAAGTACCCAGAATTTGTTCAACTTGGGGTGGGAGATTTGGACTCTGCACCGGATGATTCATTCGTGCGAGTGACTTGCTCTCCCACGCAGGAGGAGTACGTTAGGTCAGTGTTGGGTGATCGGGTCAGGTCTATCGAGTGTATTCCTATTGAGGATGCGGCAAAGAGGCCACAACGTCGGGACGTGGTGACGTTGGCGATGAAGCGGGAAGAAGTGCTCAAGAGGTATGTAGACCGAATGTCTGGTCGGTGGTCTGGAGATATCCAGACGCTCTTAGACCACGGGATTCAGTTGTTGTCGGATGCGTGAAAGTTTTGTCTCCGCATAATTATTGTGTGAATACATTAATGTCTGCTGTGGAGGACAAAATGGAAAATGTTGAGTTGTTCGACGACTGGTTTGCTAATCAGGTGAAGTCGATTCTTGGTGCCCTTGCTCTGATTGCCCCTACGAACTCGATTGGGTCGAAGGGGATTTTTGTGCGGGATAGCCCTGACGGGTTCATTATTTCGCCGCCTGTGGATCTTCCTGGGGGATCTCCTAGATTGATTAATCAGGCTATTGCTTCGTTTGTACGTCAGACGGACTCTTTGGGGTATTTTTGGGTCCAAGAGGATGATGACCAGATCAGGATTATTTACAGTGGGTTGGGTGGAGACTGTGGGTTTCGTTGCGCGCTGAGTGGGGGGAGTATTGTGTCTGTGGACGATCTAGAACCAGATCCTAGATTTCTTGGTATTGGCGGTGTGACATCCAGGTATAAGATGGTGAATTAGTGTGAGATTTAGAACGCTTGAGATAACGAATTTCATCATCATTAGTCATGGTGAGATTGATCTAGCGGACCAAGGACTCGTCCGCATTTCTGGTGAAAATTTGGACGCCAGCCCGTTTGATTCTAACGGGTCGGGTAAGTCTTCTCTTATCGAGGCTCTTGTTTGGGTCTTGTGGGGCAAGACTTCGCAGGGGCTCGCAGCGGACGCCGTGGTTAATGCGAAGGCTGGGAGGGATTGTTCGGTATCCATCATCATCGAGGATGAGGATAGCGGGGACGAGTATCGGATAGTTCGATACCGCAAGCATCGCAAGCATCGGAACGAGGTGCAGCTATTTTGTAATGGCAAGGATGTTTCCGGCTCGACCAATGTTGTGACGCAGGCATTGATTGAGGATGTGATGGGGGTGGACTATCGGACATTCCTGAACTCCGTAGTGTTCTCTCATGCTGGCTCGATCAAGAGATTCACTGAGATGACGGATCTTGAGCAGAAGGAGGTGTTCGAGCGTATCCTGTCACTTGATTGGGTGACTAAGCTTCATGCTCAGATGGTGGATGAGCGGAAGAGGCTGAGTGCGAAGCTCTCATCACAACATGCCGTGCTGCAAGATGCTCAACGGAAGATCCTCGCTGAGTCGGATAGCTTGTCTACCTACATTGAGGAGGAGGTGAAGTTCGATGAGTCGAAGCAGGATAGGATTGATGAGCTAGTCGAGAAACGAAAAAGTTTGCGGCGCGAACGAAAAGGTTCGTCATCCAAATTGGTCAATAATCAGGAATATGTGGATTCGACCAAGAGTAAGATCGCGGGGGTGAAGTCGAAACTTACTACGTTGGAGCAGCGGTACACCATAGGGCGCGATAAGCTTCGGAGTAAGCTGCACGATGTGCAGGTAGCCCTAGAGGTTGCCGACCAGGGATTGAGGAGGATTGATACTCAGGAGGCGCAGGTTAACGACGAGTCGTTAGGGTCATCCTGTCCGGTGTGCTTACAGGAGG